TATATTGTTTAGAACACAAACAATCAAAAATGATAGATATAAAAAATAAAAAATGTATTGAATGTAATGATACTCAAATATCAAATTCAAAATATAAAAATCATTGTGCAAGATGTTTTATATATAAATTTCCAGATGAACCAATTACGAGAAATTATAAAATCAAAGAACAACATGTTGTAGATTTTATAAAAGAAAATTTTAAAAATTTATCTTTAATATTTAATAGACAAATTCAAGGTGGTTGTTCCAGAAGATTACCTGATGTTTTTATAGATCTATTTACACACTCTATAATTATCGAATGTGATGAAGATCAACATAGAAATTATCATTGTGATAATAAACGTACTATGGAATTATTTCAAGACTTAGGAAATCGACCTATTGTATTTATTAGATTTAATCCAGATTCCTATATTGATAAAAATAATAATAAAATTGATTCATGTTTTAATTATCATAAAATTACTGGAGTACCAATAATTGCAAATAAAAAATTATGGAATCAAAGATTAAAAACATTAAAATCAAAAATTCAATATTATATTAATAATATTCCAGAAAAAGAAGTTACAATTGAAAAATTATATTATAATTTAATTTAAATCTTTAATCATAAAATAACCATCACCTTTATACTCTTTATATCCTATTTTTTCATAATATCCTTTGACTCCCATACCAGCTATTACAGCTAATCTATAATATTTATTTTCTTTTGCAATTATTTCTGCTTTTGCCATTAAAGTTTTTCCAATTCCTTGATGTTGCATATTACTTTTAGAAGTATTATCAATAACTGTTTCAATTCTACCATACACATGTAATTCTCTAATTAATGCGCAGAATGATAATTCTTCAAATAAATTATTTATTTTTTCAGATGGTATTCTTAATCTTACAAATCCATATATTATTTTATTATCATTACTTTCAGCTGAAATAAAATATTCAATACCATCTGAAGCTTTATATACACGAATAGTTATTATATAATTATTATCAAATTGTATATTACCAGGCTCTCTGCATCTTATGCAATTACACGATAAATGATTCTTTTTCATTATTGATTTAATATCATTTCTCATACTTCCAATATGAGTATTATTAATTGAATAATCACCTTCAGGGAAATCACGTATCAAGCGGTTTATTCGGATCCACGGATAAATAATAGACTTTGCATCTATCAATATATCACGTAATTCATTATCGCTAAACGGTTTATATAAACCAGTTTTAAACCATTCTTCTATATCTGTCCATGGTGTTATCATACATGGATAAAGTTTCCATTGATCACCTGACAAATCTGGTTCACTTAAATCATAATACTCCCATAATTCAGATTTAATATTTTTATAAAATAATTTATTATACCAATAAGGTTCTTTAAATACTCTTTTAATATGTTTATTTAATCCAAGAAATTGATCAATTAACATTTTTCTATCTTTATCAGGACTACTACCTGGTAAATTTAACATTATATGAATATCTATTTTAAAACAATTATCTTTCAATAATTTAATAGCTTTTTTAACAGTTTCAATTTTACAACTTCTATTATTTTTATCTAATATTTCTTGATCTAAATGTTGTAATCCAATAGCAACTCGAGTAATTTCCCATTTTCTAAATAATTTTAATTCAGATGGTATAATACAATCAGGTCTTGTTTCAATAGTTATTCCAATAACTTTTACTTTTGCTGTTTTATTTATTTTTTTTTCTTCTAAAATATCTAATCTTTCTCTTTTAATATCGAAAAAAGTATTTGCTGTGTAAAATATATCTCTAATAAATTGTTCTCTATAATTTTTATGATAACTATAAAAAGTACCTCCAGAAATTATAACTTCTAATTTATCAATTTGATGTCCTATTGTATACAAAGCATTTAATCTAGATATAATTTGTTTATAACAATCAAAATGATTTTGATTTGCACGTAATACACCATTCTCAAGTTTTAAATATGACCTAGGTTGACCAGGTTCATTTGGACAAAATGAACACGACCAATTACAACTGAAGTTATCTTTTATTTTAATTCCTTTATCATTTATATATTCAGGTGTTCCACTTGTGAAAACTGTTAATACTATAACACCCGATAATGATTTACCATTTTTTATTCTAAGAAAATTTCTAATTTTCTCATCAAAATCTATAGATAATTCATTAATTTTAACTAATTCTCTAAATACATGTATAAAATATGAATTTTTTTTTCCAAAACATTTATATTTTGTTTTTAAATCTTTAAATATTTTATCTGTAAGAACATCATATTTTAAAATTTCTTCTATCATTGGTTTTAATAATAATGCTTCTTCTACTGTAGGTTTTTCAAATTCTTTTTGCATAATTTTATCATATTTTTTATTAAGTTCTTCAATATCAATTTCACGACCAATATTTGTAGAACACATTTTAACTTTATAAATAAAACTTCTTAAAAGTAAATCAAATTTTATAAGCGTTTATAAAATATTTTATGAATATTATTAATAATAAATGGATAATATATCAGATTTTTTAAAATTAATTAATATAGATTTATTAAAATATAGACCAAATACAACAGAATTAGAAAAATCTTTTTTAATACAAAAAGGTTTTGAAAGTTTTAAAAATTATAATCCAAATATAGAATTAAAAGACTCCATTGATATAATCGATTTAGAACAATTTAAAAAAGATTATTTATTAAATATTGGTAATAAAAATAATTTATTTATGTGTAGACTTTTATCATCCGAAATAACATTACCTCATGTTATACCTAATAATTATGAAATATTTTATGAAACTTCAGAAGATATATACACTAATTATTTATCAACATTAAATAATTTAAATAATCAATTATTTAATGTTTCTGATATTGAAAAATTAGAAAATATACTTCAAACAAAAGATTGTATATTTTGTTGGTCAAATCCATCAATTATATTAAATAAAATTTTAAAAGAAACAAATTATAAAAATTTATTTGTATTAACTTATGGTTCTCCAATATTATTACCTATTTATAATACAAAATATTGTATTAATATTTATCATGAAAATGATTGGATATTTAAATTATTAAAATTATATTATAAAATAGATTTTAATAATTTTGAAAAAGATAAAATATTATCACTTACAATTGATAATAATAAATGTTTGTTTATTATTTTATCTAGAAAATATTTTATAAACGAGAATTCTGAACCACATAGATGTTTTAATTTATTTTTATAATATTTTTACTTTTTGACATTTGAATTCGGTGCAGCATGAGATTCATTAATTTGTTTATTTAAATACCAAAATAATAATACAGCGATACATATACATAATATTATAATAAAAATATTCCATATAATTGCACCCGCACTACTTCTTACTGAATCAAATTTTTCTATTTTATCATCACTTTGATTTGATAACATTTATGATTATAAGAGATATTTTTTTAAAATTTATTATTAAAATATTTTATAATAAATATGTTTATTTATCCACGTGTTGGAAACATTGTAACACCTGACATATACCCGAGTGTAAAGAATATAATAAATATTAATACTGTAATAAATATTAATATTTTACATACTAATATCCAAAAATCTGCACTTGTAGATACATTACTTTCTCCTAAGAACATTCGTTGACAGAATGGGTAATTTGAATTTGAATTACAATAAGCTTGATTACAAACATTTCTAAGTTTATTTATTGTCTTTTTATCAATTCCATTTATATTATTTTTTTCAAAAATATCTAAACTTGAACATATACCTAAAGACATAAAATTAAATTTATTCATTGTAAAATCACAATTATGTAAAAAGTTTTTTTTCTTTAAATAATAGTCTTTTAATAAATGTTCTCTTTCACTTGGACTTTTTAATATATATTTAATATTTGCAATATTATAATCCTTATAATAATAATTGTAATCATGTCTTGATGTTCCCATATATAATCTCATAGCTTCCGCTTGTGGACAAAATGATGGTGTGCCTCTAGGTAATTTCATACAAAATGATCCAGTTTTATCTGGATAATAACCAGGAAAACATTCTCTACTACACATTAGTGCTCGATTATGTTTATTATGTAAATGCCAATTAGATGATTTAAACCATGATGCTACACTATTTTGACATAAAACTAGAGGTTTTAACATACCACCTGTTATTAGATTTATAGCTGATAATATTAAACATATTACAAAAATAAATAAAAATAACATAGTTAATGCAAAAGTATAAATTAAAAATGGTATTACATCAAAGAAAAAAAACCATAAACCAAATAATAGCCATATAAATGGTGGTAATTTTAATATTGAATAAACAACATACATAATTGAAAGTAAAATCATAGCAATAAAAAGCATAATAAATTCAAGTGGCTGAGTAAAGAAACCAATAATTAATTTAAAAAGAATAATAATAACAAAGAATAAAGCCATTAATCTGATAAATTGCGCAAACATAAATGCAAATCTTACCATTGCAACTATCCACGATGCTCTTCTAAATGTGAAATCAAGTACCCATTGATAATTTGTTCTAACAAATTTAGATGTCCAACCACCCAATCTAATAAAAAAATTTTTATCTGTCATTGCTTCTTCTGCTGCTGCTATTGCTTGAGCATTAGCATCTGATTTTAAACTAATTGCTGCTTTTGCAGCTCCTTCACTTGCATACCATACAGATGCTGCTGGTTCTACTACAGTTGCAACTACTGGTACACCACCTTTTGATTTTATAAATAATTCTATAAAATCATTTTTTTTTATTTTATAATTAAAAATATTATTATTATCTTTTAAATGTTTCCCATTATAAATAAGACTTTGTGCATCATTTGGAATATTTAATTCATTTTTTATATGATTTTTAATTTTATAAATTATATCATATTTTGATACTTTAATATTTAGAAGTTTTCCATTAAATGTTCTAATAAATATATTCATAATGTATTTCTATTATATTATTAAAATAAATATTTTTACATATTTGTTCATCTAAATATTATTTAAATACTATTTGGATCTTGACCATCATCTGTTTCTGGTGTTTCTGGTATATCAACATGAACAGATGTAAAGAATGCTTTCCATGTTGCATCAACTACATATCTTAGTTTATCTCCAAGAATATAATACCAATAAAAAAAATTTTGTTTTGATTTTTTTATTAAATGTTTATTAAACGTTCTTCTAGCAAAAACTTTAATTCTATTGTTAAATATATCATTCGCATATGGTCTTATTAATTCCCTTAAAAATCGTTTATCTGATATAACTTGTTGTTGATATAAAGCAGTTAAATTATTTTGATACATATTAAATAATAAATGAAAATAAAAAACTGTATTAACCAATTGTTTAAATAAATATCCATTATATTGTAAATTTGTTAAATGAGTTATTAATAAAGTTTGATCAGTCGTTTTTATTTTACAATCTGATAATATACTATATGTATTAATTATTTGTTTATAAAAATCACCTTTACTTATTAAATTAGTATTTATATTATTAGTAAAATAAATATGTGCAAATATTGGTCTTCTTTTGATATATTCGTAAAATTCAGAATTATCTTTATAATTCATTATTTTTTCCTCTGCTTTCTTTTTTTCTTCTCTTGAATAATTTAAATAATAAATTATTTTTTCAATTTGAACATTATGATATGGTATATTATTACTAAATATTGAATATTGATTTGGATTATTTAATCCATACATAAATTCTATAAAAATCCATGTTAAATCACTAATTTTTAAATATGGTATATTAAATATCGAACCATCATCTATTTGATTTTTATATAATGAATATTCTTTAATAACTGCATTAAAATTAATATCATTATCAGGAACTATTATAAAAGATACTAATGGTATACTTGTAAAATATAATTGCATTCTATTTATTTCAATAGCAAATTTCTGCAATACATCATTTATTGATATGATTTTATTTAATGAAACGAAATTAGTATTTGCTTCACTTGCATATAATTCATTTAATAATTGATCATCACTTTTTTTACCTCCTTTTATTGGATCATTTGTTGTTATTTCTCCATTTATTATTTTATATGTCAATAATAAATCATAAAATTCCATCTGATTTTTTGGAATTTTCATTACTCCTGAAGTAACTATATTTGCTTTTATAGGTGTTATTTTATCTGATGCATATGTATTAATTATTATTTTATTATTTTGTAATTCATAAACTATTGTATTTGGCATCTTAAATACATCATCTTTATAATTAGTAAATTCCATTTTAATATAATCATTACTTGTATTTTGTTGTGATGTATTTGCATTTTTATTTGTTTGTGGAATATTAATAATGGGAGGTAAATTTAAATTATCAAATATAGTAATTGTTATATTATTATTATTTCTGACAACAGTTCCTAACCAATTTGGTATATTTAATAATACAAATGGTGGATTTATTGGTTCATTTAATGAAATTGGAATATAACTAATACCACTATATACATGTATATTATTAGGATCTGTTAATATATCTAATTCCCTAGGTAAATTTACATATTTACCAATCGATATTACATCAGAATCTGAAAGATGTTCAACATTTGTATTTATTTTATTATAAAATAAAAAATATTCACCTATTGATTTAATATACATATCATTATATTTATATTGTGAATAATATAATGTTTTTAAGTTTTCATAATTTTGAGACAAATTATATAATTGTGTATAATCATCATATATATTATTATATAATGAATACCAAGATAAAGATGAATTAGATGGAGTTTTTAAAAAAATAAATTGTTTTGAAAGTACATCATTCTCTCTTAAAAGAGCATCTATATTAACTTTACTATAAAAACTTAGTGTTAATAAATTTACAACTATTCTTGGATATCCTCTAAATATTATAACATATAATATATATATTATAATAACTATTACAGTTAATCTAATTAATAAATATATAAAATATATAATAAATTCAATCACTGACAATAATGTTGCAGTTAAACTTAAATCATCACCTCCTTTTTGAAAAATTTTATGTCTTCCACCCTTTTTAAACAAATAGGTAAAATCATCCATAAATCTAGATAAATCTCTAAAATTAAATTTGTATGAATTACTAGACATATTACTTTATATTTATAGAATAGTTTCTTTTTTGAAACTAAATAAAAATAATTTATACTACTCAAATTGCATTATATTACAAATTTTTAATTATAATAATCAAGTTTCTATCTAATTAAACAGCATTTTGTTTTACACGAGTTTGTTTATTATATTTTGATGTATTTTTGACTGAAGGCTTTGTAGTTTTTTGACCTACTGACCCTTTTGGTTTATATTGACCAAATTGTGGTGGAGGTGGTGGTTGATTTGCATATACTACATTTGGATGCATTGGTTGCCTTCTGATTACATGCTTTCTTTGAACTGGTTGCCAATCTCCAAATTGTTGATCATAATAATTTGGAGAAGATTTATGATATTCATCTACATTGTTTCTTAGTTGAGAAGATTGGCCATCTGTACGAATTGATACGTAATCACACATTAGAGGACCACCTTTAATTCCTGTTACATCAATTGCTTGAAGACCATTAAGACCCGTAATAATATTAAATTGAATATATTCACCTTTGCGAAGAGTTTTGTAATTACTATTAAGTGGTTTAATTCCTGAATGATGTACAAAAATATCTTTCCCTTTGTCTTCTCCGTCACAAATTGTGATAAAACCATATCCTAGTTTATCATTAAACCATTTTGTACTTCCTGTATACTTACCATATGTATCAGTATCAGTTAGTTCATTTAGAATTACATGTTTAATATTTGAATCCTCATGTTGTGTATTAGTATTATCTACTTCAGAAGTAACTTCAGTAATAACTTCAGTATTATTATTAGTTTCAGTTGCCATAGGAACAGTTTTATATTGAAATATTGAGTTATCTTTAAATCATTTTAAAAATTTTTTAATTTCATATTTTTTATTTTAAATTATATTGAATTAAAAGAATTAAGATTTATTATGAATCAAAATAATTAAGGTTTATTACCTATGTCAGTATATAATATTATTAAATCAAAATA